GAAGACTTCGAAAACCGGGCACTGGATTAGTGCGGTTTGAGGGCCTTCCTGTGGGGACCAGATGATAGTGGGGTCGGAGGGCGCGGGGGTCATAGGGGATTAAACCTCTTTACAGAGGTTTTCAAGCTCTTCCACCGTTCGGTTGGAGTGTTGCTCTGCGTAGCTGTTGAGTGCGCTTTCCGGCAGGCTTTCCAGACCAGCCATTTCGCAAACCCACTTGGCATAGGCTTCGTTCGTGCCGAACCGATCTTCGGCGGCACGGCTGGCGTTGCAGATGAGACGGGCCTTGGTTAGACCGGCTTCTTGTTCAGGCGTCATCTTCGGTTGCCTCCGGTGCGTTGACGGCTTTGACCAGCTTAATCAGCGCCGGATAGGTTCCCGACGCATTGGGAAGCTGCATCAGGGCCGCATGAAGGTCTTTGGCCTCGTTGTCGGTAAGGTTCAGAGTTACCATTGCTTACGTCCCGATTGCGGGCGTGCCCGCGTTGTTCCAGAGGATGCCAGGACCGGGGTTGCTGGTGGGCAGGCCGGAAATATGCAGCACGTTGCCGCTTGCTCCGACTCCGCTGCCAGCGGGCTTGAGGGTCGCCACGCCTGCGGACGTCATGGCAAGTGCGACACGGCGGTAGTTGCTCGCGTCGGCATAAAGGCCATACGTATTGAACGTCTGGGCGTTGGTGCTGTTGCGCAGGGCTAAGGTGTTGGCGGCGTCACGCTGCAAGAACAGGTCAGTTGACCAACCAAGCGTTAGGCCCGCGTCAAAAGCAGCAGATCGCGGGAGTTGGTAGGTATCCCCTACTCCCGGCGCGCGAAGTTGCGGGGTTGCGGTATTGAGAGCGACAATTTCGAGAGCGGCCATTTTAACCTCTTAAATAGGGGAGTATGAAGCTCCGGCAGCAGTAAGCACTGCCGACAAGACCGTATAGGAACTAGAGCTAGAGTCAAGAACGGTATAAGGAACTGCATAGAGACTACCGTTAGCCGAAGCCGCGGAGAACTCAGAAGAAGGGGGAATTGAGGAAGTTTGTTGAAGGGTCTTGTAAAGGATTCCGGGGGCTTCAGACATTGTGCCATAAGCGTAAGGCCCGAAGGTGAGTTCAGGAGTAAAAGTGCCCATTTTGAAGGTTATCCTTCGATAGTCTGGGAATGAGCAGCAGCCCAATCGGAAGCGGATTCAATCTTCGGAGGCAAGGCGACAACGAAGTTGTTGGTAATCGGACCTTGGGGGGCTGATCGCGCGCCGAATCCAAGGGCCTTTGAGGAGATTTCGAGGGCTTTTACGGCAAGGTCGGGGTTTTGAGTCTTTTCGAGCTTGTCTGCGATGACCTGCATGGATTGAGCGGCGAGGCCGCGGAAGCGCTCTTCGAGGGAAGCGATGATCTCGGGGTTTAGGAGGTCGTCGCGCCGCTTGGCAAGGGCAGCCTGAAAAGCATCCGACCCCATGACGATTGAAACCCAAGAGACGGAGTAGCCGAAACGCTTGGCAAGTTCGTTCTGGGTTATAGTCGGTTCGTGGATGAGAATGTCAATCATCGCTTCGTGGGAGTAGGAGACTTTTTGAAGGCGATTGCCGGAGAAGTCTTCCTGGGCATAGCCCTTGGCCTCAGCGATGTTGGCGTATTTCGGGTGGTTCAGGGGGAGGTATTCGCGGGTGGGGGAGAAGGGGCGCGGGGTCGGGTCCGAGGCCTCTTCGGGGTCAGGGATATGAACCCCTTCAGCGATTTTCTCGTAGTCGATCATGGCAGGGTGATCCTTTCGGAATCAGGATTAGGGGAAATTGGCGCGGGGGTCAAGGGCGCGAGGGGCAGCGGGGCGCCGCCGGGTCGAATTTTCCCTTCTTTCCGAAAACGGTGCGATTTATAAACCCCAAAATCGCCCTGTTTTCCCACTTTTTGCCTGAATTTTTGGGGATCAAAGGGCCTCAGAAGCGTTACTAAGGGCGGTTTAAGGGTAGGGTAAGCGCACAGGGAGGGGTAATGGCCTAAAGACCCCCATACCCTCCCCCGGCCTCCGGCTTGACCACCCCGGGGGTAACATTGTTACGCAGGGAGGGAGGGGAGAAGGATGGCGAGCGGGGAGGGGAGAGGCGGAAAGCCTAGGGTTTTCAATGGGTTGGCGAGTAGAGGGGGAGAGGGGAGGCGCGGGGAGGGAAAGGGCCTAGGAGGCATAGGCCCCTGGGTTTATCGGAGAGCCCGGGGGAGATTAGGCCCATGGGTTTGCCGTGTTCATTTACGGTCCGGGGAGGGGCTGTTAGAGAGGGAGCTGGCGGTGGGGAGAGAGAGTGGAAAATCGCCTCCCTCTACCTCCCAATGCCTCTCAGTGGCTCCCCTCTCTAGTAGTTCTGTCAGTTCAAATATTTTTTTGACGGAAACCAATGCACGAGGGAGGGGAGAGGGGGGAGGGGGATAGGAGGCGCGGCGGGGAGAGGGGGGAGGGGTAATTGAACACGGGAACCCTAGGGGACCGATAGAGGGGGGACTATCTAGGGGACTATCGGGGGAGAGGGGGAGGATAGGAGGCGCGCCGGGGCATTAGGGAGGGGCGGGCGCGGGCCGGATTATCCCGTGAAACGCCGTGGAACGGGGGCAGGAGCGGGGAGAGGGGGGATAGCGCGGCCATGGTAGCGGGGAGGGGGAGGCATGGCTCTATGGGCCGGACATTATTACGGGATTAGGCAATAATGTTGCGTGGAGAGCTAGGCACAAAAAACCCCGCTAGTCGGGCGGGGACTAGCGGGGGTGAGGAGAGTTCGGCTAGACTAGACACTAACCGATGGATCACCCCAAATGAGGGTAGATACTCCGTTCGGGGAGATAATCCATTGGTGAGAGAGTTCTCCGAGTTCCTCAGGGGTTTTGCCGGAAAATTCCACGATGGCAACTCCCCTATCGGGATCGCCCATAACCCCATTAGGCAGAACGATATGGTGGAGCGGAACTGCAGCGGCTAGAGCGAACTCAAACGTGCCAAATGGCCCGAGGGAATCGTAACCAATCTCAGTGTGGGGATTGGTGTATTCAACATAAAACATCGGATTATCTCCTAGGGAGAGACTGCCTAAACGCAACCTCTCCCCCGGTTAATAGTGAAAACCGGGGGAGAGGTCAATAGGGGGTGGAGACTATGCGGGGAGAGGGTAGGTTAGGAGGAACCAGACCGCCCAAACGACTAGGGCGGTGAACGCGAGGTCCACCGCCCATTGACCGGGAGGTCTCAAATCCCGAGGTCGGCCAGAATGGCGTCAGCATCGACGCTAGAGGCGCCTCCCCGTTCGGCTTTCATCCGCGCGATGATATCGGCAATCGCCGGGACGTTGCGGAGAGCCAGCTGCGCGGCGCGGTCCCGCGCGTCATAGGAGGCACGGACCTGTTCGGGGGAGAGGGTGGCACCCTTTTCCGCCGCGCGGGCGAGTGCCCATTCCTCAAACGCGCGGTAGATAATCCCGGCGACAGGAGCAGAGCCATCGCCGCGCCGCGCAGACCATTCACCGTTGCGGAGGCGGTCGGCAATCTCCGCCATCGCGGCGAATTTCATTTTCGCGGCCTCTACCGGATTGTCGGGGAGCTGGTCTTTCGGGATAGCCGCGCCATCGGAGATTTTCTGGCGGAGGCCGTGGACAAGGGCCTCGTGGCGGATATCGTCCGAGAGGTCCGAGGGGCGGAGAGAAAACTCCCCTGCACCATCCACCGCGAAGGAAAGGGTATCGGCCTCAAACGAAACTGAGATAACCGAATTTTTGCGTGCCATAGTATCTAACTCCTAGAGGCGGGATTGCCTCCTAATTCCCGGCGGGGGTTTTCCCGTCCGGTCCCTCCCCTCTAATGCCAGTCTCTCTATCCCGCAATATCGCAAAACGATAAATCGACGTGATAGGGGAATTTTTCTGCTGGGCCTCTCTCTAGGGACTATCGGCGCGGGGGAGGGCCTCCCCGGTAATCCCTATCCGCCGATTAGGCGGCGCGCCGATTGCCCCTCTCTACCCTCTATCCTCTATCCTCCACCCAGCGGGATTGATCAGGTGCCTAATGCCCTAGGCCCTATCGGCGTTCTCCCCCTCGCCCAGCCACCGCCCCCCGATCACCGCGCCGAGATCACTTACTCGATTTTTTACGTTACTGGAGAAAAGTCTGAAAACCTCCCGGCGAATCTAGGCATTAGATACTTCGCGCCTGGGCGTGTGGCGCGCGCGATTAGTCTCCTCGCCTCCCCCCGTCAATAGGTTTTCTCCACCTGGTAGATTCCAATAGACCCTAAAACCCCGTAATGATAAACCCATAACCGGCGGGAAAACCCGCAGCTTAACCACCTCAAAGGAACCCTATTCAATGGCTGACAACCCCACCACCCCTGCCGTCGAAGACGAAACCATCGAAGCGGCTGAGGTCTTCGAACCCGGCTGGCACGTCTCGACTGCAAAGGGGACGCTTCTCGGCGTCTACCTCACCGAAGACGACGCGCGGGCTTACGCTTCCGGCCACCTCGAACCGCAGAAGATCAAATACACGATCACCGAGGTTCGCTGATTAGTTCAACCGGGGGAAGGGGTTTTGGGGCTTAGCTCTCCCAAAGACTTCTTCCCCCTTTTCGGGGGATTTTTAATGCCTGCGCCAATTACGAAAGAACACCGGATTTACCTCGCGCTGTGGAGGAAAGCCTACCGCGATCGAGACGCCGCGCCGCTGACCATCAAATGCTCGACTTTTCGGATGGCAATGCACCAGCGTCTAGGCCTCTACCGCGTAATCCGGCCTTACCGGATCGGGGAACTATTCGACCCAGAACTAACCGCTGCGGTCGAACTCCTGGTCCCGACTATCTCCCCGAAGGAAGCTGCTGAAGTCACGATAACCTTCCGCCCGAGGAAGTCCCTCTCGGAACTGGAGAAGTCCATCGAAACCCTCGGGCTTTCCGAGGAGGACTTCCTCACCGAAACCGAAAAGTCCCTTCATCAAGAACTCGAAACCCTTTCTTCGGACTTTTCACCTCCGCAGCGTTCCACACCGTTCTACACTCGGGACTGATCTTATGGCTTGGACTTACCGCTCTCCGTTTAGCTTTCCGGCATATTTCCCGGAGACCCTTCGCCGTGCAGTCGCCAATCTCCACAAACCGGAACTTCTCTACTCGGGGACTTCGATCGGCTGCGATGGCGTCGCGGAAGATTTCCGCTACTATCGCTGGTGTCTTCGAGAAAAACCTGAAGTCATGCCGGGGATGACTGCGATTGTAATGAACTACAAACTCCGAACTTCCCGCACAAAGTTCCGCTCTCAAGCTCTCTTATACCTCACCGCAACTCCCACCGCCATGTCAGACCTTGTAACCCTCAACCCGCACCTCGAACGCATAGTCGCGGAAGCTTGTCAATAGGCGCGCCGACACCGCGAAGTCAGAAATTCCCTATTGCGTCTGCCTCTCCCCTATGAGAAAACAATCCCGGCGCTAGGAACTCCAACCTGCCCTCTCTACCAACCCGAAAGGAACTCCCAATGGCTGAAGTCGAAAAGATCCCCGTTACGATGGAAGATGGCACTGTCGTCAACTTCAACAAGAAGCAGAAGCTCGTCAAGACCACGACCATCGAAGGCGATTCGATCGTCACCCGCCTGGACTTCAACAACGGCGCGGTCCGTCACTTCACCATCCCCGCTGCCCTGATCGCGCGCTTCGCGGCTCATGGCGCAGAGCAGAAGCTCGGTGATGCCATCGCTGGCGAAACCGACATGGACGACGCAGTTCTCGCGGTCGATGACCTGATCGCCCGACTGTCGAACGGTGAGTGGAATGTCACTCGTCAGGCTGGTGCGATGGCCGGGACTTCGATCCTGATTCAGGCCCTCGTCGAAGCCTCGGGCAAGCCGGTCGAGGATATCAAGGCCTTCCTTGCGAACAAGACCCAGGCGGAAAAGCTCGCTCTCCGCCGTTCGGACAAGCTCCGCCCGATCATCGAGCGGCTGGAAGCTGCCAAGGCCTCGAAGTCGAAGAACGCGGTGGACACCGAATCGCTGCTCGGTGAACTCGGCCTCGATGCTGCCCCGGCGAAGGGGAAGTCGAAGTCGGAGTAATCACTCCAATGCCCCGAGAACCAGTGGCGCGCTAACTCCCGTCACTGGTTCCCAACTAAGCCCCGGTAGGCTACACCCCTCAGCCTGCCGGGGTTTTTTGTGCCCGAAGCCGGAGAAAACATTTTGCATAAACGGGGCGGTTTTGGTATATATAAATCGCCCTATCTTCCACGGGCTTTTTGAGGGGATTCCCTATGACTCGACTTATCAGTGAAATAGCCGAAGAAGTCTATGCGGACATTCGCGCGGGGAAGTGGTCCCCGCGGTCGAACTACGCCGCGCTGCCTTATCTCCGCGCGATGAAGTCCCTCGGAGGGATTAACGACTCCTACGGCAGCGACTCGGCAAAGTCCGTCGTTCTTTACTTCCTCTCCAACGCTGCGACTTGGCGCGGGGAGACTGCCCGGCGGATCAAGGCGGAATTGAAGGAGATTGTGAAGTGAGCCTCGCAAAAGCCACACTCGCAAGCTGGCGCGCCAGCTCTCCCCACAGATCCTGGAAGACCTTCGCACTCTCAGCTGGAGCCGTTCAGGAAAACCTTGAAGGCGCCGGAGCCGAGTTTGCTTATCACTTCTCCGATAACTCCACAGTTCTCACCAGCGGTCGCGGTCGTTGGTGGGTTGCTTGGGCTAGTGGGGAGATTGTGAAGTGATCGACCTCGGACCCAAGAACACCGGCTTTCGCCTTACATTCTCCAACGGCTGGACTATCTCCGTTCAGTTCGGAAAGCATAACTACTCAGAAGGGCACGAAAACGTTTCGCACTATTCTTGTAGCTACCTCTTAGCACAGTCTGCCGAAATCGCAGCTTTTCCCGAAATGCACAAAGGCTGGCATAAGTTCAAATGCCTTCCCGACAGCGGGGATGATGTCTACCCTTGCGTCCCCGCCGACCTCATCGCTCAGGCTATTGCCGAAGTCGCGGCCCTTCCGCCCTATCAGGAGACTTCCGAATGACCTTCCCCATCCCCGAACTCTCCGACGAACAAGCCGCCGCGCTCGTCAACGTCGATGAACTTGTCGAACTCGGCATCCCGCGCGAAGTAGCCGAACCCGTCGTCGTTAAGGTTCTCGCCGCTCTCGATCGAGTCTACTCTGCCCTTGATGACTTCGAGAAGTCCTACCCCGACCTTCACCGGCGAGTCCTCGCTAAGACCCTCTTCATCGGGGGTCTGGTCAACTACACTTCCGACAAAGAAATCCCAACGGCCCTCATACTTCACGCCCTTATCCAACACTACTCCAGGGGGAAATAATCATGTCCGACGACTTTTTCGCTGAACTCGAAGCCGAAATCGCTCAGGCCACTGCCAAGACCAAACTCAAGTCCGACCGTGAGGCTGCGAAGAAAGCCGCCAATAATACTCACCTTTCATCCGCCGTCCGGCAGCGGGCTTCCGCAGAGTTCCGGGAACTCTCGAAGCTACTTGAAGCTGAGGAGTGGTCTGTTATCTCCACAGTCGCGCTGTTCACCGAACAGCAGTGCGATGGTTGCGGCTCCGTCCACCGGGTCTTTCTCCAGTATATGGAGCGTCAGGTTCTGGTGAAAAAGCCCTCGACCCAGCGGTATGTTCGCACCCCGAAGCCGCAGGCCTCCGCGCCCCTCGAAACCTTGATCCAGCCGCATCGCACTCATATATGCGCAGACTGCTGCGAGGACCACGGGTTCGCTCTTCTCGACGCGAATTATCTCCACCCGGCAGATACTGTCGCGAACCTCTCCACCACTTACACCCAGGAGGATATCAATGCCCAGACCGTCGAAGGTTGATCGCCCGGTGGGAGTCAAAGTCTGGCTCCCGCAATCCATCCATGACAAGCTCAAGCGGGAACTCTACTCCGAAATCGAAGGCAGGGTTCCCTACGGCGCGCAGTCCGAAGTCATCGAACTTCTCATCACTGACTGGCTCAAAGCCCGAGGGGTTCAGGTATGACCTTCGCCGCTCACATCGAAGCAGTCTGCGGGACTGAGGCCGGTCCGGTAACTGCCTATTCAGCCCTCTCTGGCCGGTCAATCCGAGCTGTTTTCACGAAGATCGCTGACCAGCTCGAAGTCGATTTCGGGCAGAACCCTCCTGACGCGGTTTTCATCACTATCTCAAGGACTCCCAATGGCCCGGCCTAACTTCACCGTTCAGCCCCAGCGATCCGACGGGCGCGGCTTCGTTCCCTGTGAACTCCACCGCGCAACCTCCTTCGCCGTCGTCCGAACTGAGAAGTTCCGTCGCCAAGGCAAGCTCTACACCGCTTCCCGCGTCGTCGAGCGCTTCGCGACTCGAACTCTCGCCCAAGGCTTTGCTGATATGTCCAACCAGCGTTTCGAACCTCTCGGGCTTTACAAGCTCGGGAAGCGGATTATCAAAAAAGGAGTCTAAGCCATGTGCTATGCAGTAACCTCAATGCCCCCGGCTTCTACCACCGGACTCAAGCTCGAAAACCGGGAAGAATTCGAACTCCTTGAAGAGGCCCAAGCCACTGCTGAGGAATACATGATCCAGGGGCACTCCGCTGTCCGAGTCTGGAAACTCCACTCCACCGCCAAGATCGAAAGGAAAGTCGTATGGGAATGATGAACTGCCGTCACGGGATTGATACTTCCACCTACTGCCCCTCTTGCGTCGAGGATCAACTTACCATGGACCGAATGGCTGAAATACGATCGACTCTCCAGGCCCGCGGATCGCGCTACGGTGACTTTTCTGATAACGCCGAAATCGCGGATGCGCTTCTAACGGTTTTCACCGGACAGATAATCCACCGGGCTACCGGCGAAACAGTTCCTACAAATTGGGAAAATCTCGACCCCATCAAGCGCCAGGCCCTCGCCAACATCGCCGGGAAGATTTCCCGCATCCTCTCCCCTTCCGCTGATCCTGAATACCGCGATAACTGGCATGATATTCAAGGCTATGCCAAACTCGCGGAAGAACGCTGCAAATAACTATTGACCCGGCAACCGCTCTAGGGGATAACTACCCCTCCCGGCGATAAGCCTCAATCCTGAGAAGGAACTCCAATGACTGATGAAGTCTCTACACTGCCCACTGCCCCCGAAATGACTGCTACCCCTGAGCAGCAGTCCGCCCTCGACCTTATGACTGATTTCGTCGATCGGCGCGAGGAGGCTTTCTTCACCCTCAGCGGCTATGCCGGAACTGGCAAGTCCTACTCCATCACTCTACTCGCGAAGAGCCAGCTTCCCGACGGCAGCCCGAGGTTCAAACCCTCGCAGATCTGCTTCACCGCGCCGACGAACAAGGCCGTGAAAGTCCTCCGGCGCTATCTCGACGACGCCGGGCTTTCGGCCTCCCCTTCGAAAACCATTTACTCCCTGCTCGGACTCTCCCTCCAGGCCAACGGAGAGGTCAAGGAACTCAAGTCCCCTGACGAACCCGTCGACCTCTCTGGCTTCAAAGTCATCATTGTCGATGAGGCCTCGATGATCAACCGCTTCCTCATGGATGCTATCAAGGACGCTTACGATGAGTGGGAAGTCCCTTTCATCTTTATGGGCGACCCGGCGCAACTACCTCCGGTCGGTGAGACAACTTCCCCGGTTTGGAAACTACCAAGCGGCGCAGCGCTTACTACAGTCATGCGATACGGAAACTCGATGCTGGATCTTGCGACAGCCATTCGAAAAGTTGTAGATAGCCCATTCCCTTCGATCAAGATCGTATCGAACCCGCCGGTCTACCGCTGGGGAAAAGCCGAATGGCTGAACGAGATCGAAGCTAACCTCGAACTCTTCAAATCTGGGGAAGCCAAAGTCATCGCTTGGCGCAACGTCACTGTCGATCAGCACAACGCCTATATCCGCGGGCTGATCTTCGGCCGCGCCGAAGCCCGCAAGGAGCGCTGGCTCCCCGGGGATAAGATCGTCGCGACGGAAATGTTGAAGAACCTCGAAGACGAAATCTTCATGCGGACTGATGAAGAAGCCACGATCCTCCAAGTCGCTACTGGTTTCCACCCAAAGTTCGATGAGTTCGAGATTTTCAACCTTCTCAGCGAAGATGAGTCCGGCCGTAAGGTCACTATCCGAACCCTTACCCCGGAGGGACAGTTCCACCTCAACAACCGGCTTAATGAACTGTCGATGGAGGCGAAGTCCGGCAAACGGTATAAGTGGCGGGAGTTCTGGCAGCTGAAAGAAGCTTTCAACGCCGTTCGTCATTCCTATGCGATTACCAGCCACCGAAGCCAGGGGTCGAGTTATCTCAAGGTCTTCGTAGACCTCGAAGACTTAATGCTCAACCGTAACCGCCAGGAGGCTTTTCGGAG